CCGGCTTTTTGAATTCTTTTTGCGTACTCACCAAATACAGCTTCTGATCCGCCTAGATTTTGCTCTAACTCTCCGAATTGTCCAACTACCTCTTTCCCTAGTTTAACTGCTGCTGCTCCTGCCGTCGCCGCTAAAGTACCCATGGCCGTAACGGCTCCTTTTAATACGCCACCTAGTTTCTCAAATTTACCTCCGCTTTCATCTGCACTTTTCCCGGCATTCCTGATTGCTTCTTCATTATTTTTGGCTTCTCTGGTTAGGTTGCTTAACTCGGCTTCGGCTTCATTCAACGTCTTTTGCCATTGTTTCGTTTTATTGTCGTTCTCTCCGTATTGCTCCACGGAATTTTGAAGCGCCTTGCGTAAGGTTTCAACTTTTTCTTTTTGCGAGCTGATCTGTTTCTCTAGGATTTCACCCTTCTTAGTTAATGCTTCAACGCTATTGCTATTATCAGCAAATTCGGCTGTTAACTTCTTCATTTCCGAGCTGAAAACACGCATATCGGCATTAATATCTTTTATTGCTTGTTTATATTCTTTTTCACCTTCTAAGACTATCTTTGGTCCTATGCTGTCAGACATGTTCTCACCTCGTTTCTAAAAGGAGATAATGTGTTCTTTTCTGTTCTCAATTTCCTTAAGGTCTTTGTATCCCTTGCCGGCCAATTTCATGGCTAATTCCACATCAAAATTGTTTTGGTATGCTTGGTACAATCTGTGCCATTTTGAATATGTCATGTGGCCAACTTCTTTTTCTGTAAAACCGAGTTTTTTTACACCAATAAACAAAATCCACGCAAAGTCAATTATTGTTGGTTCGTCTGACTCTGCGTGGTCTGTGCGTTTGGGTTTTCCGATTTAGCCGATTTAATTGTTAAATCTCTAATGGCTTCGACAACTTCCTTGATGTTTGTGATTAGTCTGCCTGCCTGTTTATGCGTTACAAGCGGTCTGTTTTCGCCTGTTTTTTCATTCTCGATTTCTATTCCTTCATTGATGAATTCTTTAAACGTCCAAATAACATCTTTGATTTTTGGTTCTGAACCATTTGGCTCTAGTGCTTCTGACCAATCCTGTAGTGATCCATATTCTTCTTGAACGCGCTCCATGACATTTAAAGTAAATGCCATAGGGTACTTTTCACCGTTTAAAGTAATATATTTTAATTCATCTAACACTTAAATCCCTCCATTTTAAAAAAAGAGGACAGATTTCTCTGCCCTCTCATTATTATGCTTCTGGTGTTTCTTGCACGAACAAACCATTTAGATATTCGATGGCAACGTTCACATCGTCAAAATCTTCTTCTTCCATCCAGTCACCATTCGGCAATTCATAAATCGTTCCAGTTAATTGCGCTGCGGTATAAGTCTTGTTTCCCTCTTGTGTTCTAACGGTTTGGAACGAAGGTGCAAATTCTACTTTGTAGAAAAATCTAACTGTGTAGATGTTCTTTTTATTATCTACATCAAAGTCTGATATAATATATCCAAACCCTTGCGGAACTGGGATATCGCCGGAATTTGAGATGTGTTTTTTAACCGTGATTGGTTCTGCATTGTCACCACTTGGAGTAAATGTTTCCTCTACAACTTTTCTACCGTATAACGGAGACAAAATTTCTTTGTTTTCAAAGTCAACGGTTAGATTAATAGTTCCATCGGAAAAAGAAACATCTTTGTGTTTAAGTTTGTTATCCGAATAGATCGTTTGCGAATTAAAATTTATATTCGGTGTTGCTTCAATCGCTCCGCTTAATTTTGCAGGCAATTTGCTGTATGTTTTCTTGGTTTCATCAGCCAACGGTGCGTATAGAAAAGTACTAATTCCGTATATCACATTCATCACCCTTTCATAATATTTTCAACTTTTTCATCTAGTTTCTTTTGCATAGCCTCTATTGATTTTTTTCTTGATCTTCTTACTGCTGGTCTTACAAACGGTCTCTTTTTCTGTTTGCTCGAGCCACTTTCCATTACCCTTGCTTTTATGGCATTTGGTACTCCTTTTCTGTCGTAGCCATGGAAACCTATTTTTGTGTTAGCATTACCGTTTCGGTCTATATCCGGTGGTGCTATTCCTAAGCTTTTAAGCAAATCACCATGCGAATATTTCGAACCTTGCAAATTCCTTTCAAGACTTTTTCTAATTTCGTCTGCTACCGGTTGCGCACCTGCCATGACTATATCTTTCATTAGTTCCGGATCAGCTAATTTTGATAATTTTATTTCCAATTCTTCAGTGCCTATGATTTCTAGCCTAGCCATTACATCACCCATTCTGCTTGGATTAAGTATTCATAATGCGTATACTTGGTATCTTCTTCGTACTGGATAGACAAAAGCTGCCACGGGATTTTCTTTTCATTGAATTTGCGTTGCAATTTATCAATAATCTCCGGATATTCATTTTTAGTGAATACATCAACCGTAACGTCAAGTATTTGGACTTGTTTTTGATTATCCGTATGCACTGCATCTGCTTCACTATCTTCCGCCCATACGATATATTCGTCGGTCTGCTGCCACGCTTCTTGGTGGAAAGAATTTGGCGTAACTTCAAGTAGCATATCTCTAATATCCTTTAATGTCATATGCAACACTCACTTTCTCCAACGATAAATCCAAGCATCTAGGTTCTACATCGTTTATAGCCTGTATTTGTTCTATCCTGTACTGTTCGCCATCAATAGGTACAACAATATCATTCCGAGATATCCCTTCAACTCTTGGTATTCTTAATAGTTGCTCAATAGTGTTTTGTGCTTGTTTTCCGGTATAAAATCTAGTTACACCAACCGTTCTTTCTTCGTATGGTATTACATTCTCGAATTTTAGTTCAAGTCCATCTTTTGGTCTGTCACCGGGTTCAGCTATATTAGTTACTTTGTAAACTTTTAATACTCCGTCATTAAATGTCTGAGTTTTCGGCTTGATAGCGCTTCACCTCCTCGTTTATTTGGAGGGATAACAGCTCATGTAAATAATTATTTTGAAATTCTTCAAGTGCATTTGAGCGAACATACCTACAATAATCTAGCAATAATTCCTTAGGTTTATCTTCTGTAGAGTAATCTAACTCTCCACCGGCTACGCTATTTAAATACTTCATGCCACGCTTAATAATGCCTTCTAATTTTTGATTTGTATTTGGATCATGCCATGTTATGTCAAGATAGTTTTTTACATCTTCCAATAATCCATTTGGCATCAATATCACCTACTTCTTTTGCTTTTTCGCAGGCTCTTTAATTTCCTCCACAAAAACACCATGGGCGGTTGAGTTTATTTCCTCAAACCGCCCTTTGGTTACTTCTATTTCAGTTCCTGCTTTGTGGAGGGTTTTAGTATTTTTATCTATAAAGTTTCTTAATACTTTTACCCTCATTATTTACCTCCTAAACCTCTGGCGTTTCAGTTACTGTGATTACTTTCTGAATTGTAGGCTTCAGATTAGTAATATCTAAAAGCAAGAAAGAGTTATTATCCTTTGGTTGGCCATGACCATAGAACTTGGTCAAGTATACTCTTTCATCTTCTAGGAAGCGGTATTCGTCAGAGTATTCAATCTTTCCGCTCTTGCCGGTTCCTGTGGCCATGAGATACCTCTTGCCTAATCCCATAATAGCCTCACCTTCTGGCATTCTAGCAGACTGGATAACAGTAGTAGGGAAGGGGAATACATTGTGAACATAAGTACCGTCAGCAGCTCTTGGAGTCGTAGCAGGCATAATCTTAGTTAAGTAATCTTTAGGGTTAACTACTAAAATCACACCATTAATTACTCTCGCATGTCCATTTTCAGTTTCGGCAAGTCCAACTAAAGTGTTGCCATAGGTTTCTGGATCAAGTGAATTCATTTCGATTTTATCTTTATCCTGATATCCAGTGCTTGGATCTACCGCTTTAGTAAGGTCTTTTCTCATTCCAATAGGTTCATGTAAATTAGTAGTTTGACCTCTACCGTTTAAGATACCATCTTCTAAACCTAAGTATAATGCTTCTGACAGAATTGCTCTTACATATCTGTCCAGCCATACAGGACCTAGATCAAGCATTGCTTTTGCCACAGGAATAAATGCAGATAACTTATTCTGCTGCAAATCGATCTTTTTAAATCCGGAAGTGAGTTCTTTAATGATTTCCGCAGATAATGGTGACCATGTTGCTAACTGATCAGTATTACCGTTCAATAACCATTCTGTTACTGCTCCAGAGTTTTGAAAATCAATAGCTTCAAGCAGTGGATGCTCTGTTACTAAATCACTAAATACATCATCAATGATGGTCTTAGGCATTACTACATCAAGTTCAGTTAATGCCTGTTTAGGATTTCCACTCTTCATAGCATTGATTACTGCATTGTAATACTTTGTTTCTTCCGATGTAAGCTGCCTTACTCCTCTCTGTGCCAATACATTGCTATCGTTTGATTGGATTGCTTGCTCATACTCTGCCAATACGCTTTCCTGGATAGAGTTTGCTAATGCATTAAAAGCTTCGGAATATGCTGCAGTATCGTTATCAGTGATTGCTTGACTCATTCTTTGTAAGATTTCATTTCTTTTTTGTTGCACTAAATCTAAATTTCTCATTTTATTCATCCTTTCCTTAAATAAAATTAGCAGGTCTTAATCCCTGCCAAAAAGTTTTTGAGTGTATTTTCTTTCGGTTCCATTGTCGGTTCCGCAACTTGCTTAGGTTCTTTTGGTTTGCCAACAGTTTCTTTAGGTGTTTCAACCGGTTTAATTAACTGCTCCATGATCTTCTTTTTAATACTTTGATTTGGGTTTTTATTTATATTATCATTAACTATTGACGTAGCAAATCCCATAGTCAAAGCATCTTGTGGAGTTATCCATGTTTCGTTGTCTAGCATCTCTTTTAACTCATCTTCTGTGATATTAACATGGTTCATATAAGCATTAATTGATGCCTGCGTAATGATATCTAAATCTTCTGCTTGCTTCCTTAGTTCGTTAGCGTTGCCACTTGTCCATGTCCATGCGTTATGTATAAATAACAATGACGCATTTGACATGATACGTTCGTCTCCGGCCATAAAAATAACGCTCGCGATAGATGCTGCAAACCCATCACAAAACGTTTTTACTTTGGCTTTATGACGTTTTAACGCATTGTAAATTGCTAATCCCTCTGCAACTTCGCCACCGTAAGAGTTAATATAAACATTGATTGTATCAACATCTAATCCCTCTAGTTCCTTTGACAACGTGTAGCTAGATACATCACTTTCAAACCATTCCCACGACGTAATATCACCATAAATAGTAATATTGGCCTCATTGTTTTCTTTTGCTAATGAGTAGTATTTCTTCATGTTTTCTCACCCCCCTTCAATTACTTCCAACAACTCTTCCACTGTTGCATAATTCTTTGTCATAAAGTATTGGTTGGCCCAATCTTCGTCTATTGGTTCTTGTCCTAATGCTTTTCTGATGTCGTTTATACAGAAACATCCACTAGATACCAATTTATCTATTGCAGCTGTTACGCTAAATAAATCAATATGCTTAATTGCGGATGTATCAATCTGTACTTTAGTTCCCTTCAGATATTCTGCTTGTCCTATTCGTTTGCGATTAATTTCCTCTTGTAACATATCAACTAACGGATCTATGCAGAATGTCAGCAAGTTTTCAACAGCATCCTTTGTTCCTTGAATATCGCCTCTTAATAATGCAGGTGGAACGCCAAAGGCTTTGGCGGTAAAATCACTGATATCATCAATCTGTGCCCTAATATCTCTAGTGCTTTCATTGGAATAAGTTTTATTCCCTATCTCTGTAAAACTTTGTCCTTTACCTAACGGAATTATTGAGTTTGCCTCATTCATAAATTCTTTAAATTTATTAGTGATTAGATCGTCAAATATTTCTCGCTCTCTAGTGCCTGATACCGGCATGGTTTCATAATGAAATACACCTTTTGTTCCTCTGGACCGTCGATATGCTTGCATGCTAAAGAAAATTAACTTTGCATATGTCTCATATAGAGCATTTACCACTTTACGCATATCTGTTTCTGATAACTGCCAATACAGGACTTCTGACTGATTAAAAGACTTTTCAAATACAAAATCGCCTATTGTTACTTCCGTAAATCTATCCTCATAGAGCGCATATTCTTTTTTGTTAAAACTATCAGCTACAATTAATTGTCCGTTTTGTTCAATAATAAGACATTCATTGTTCCGATAGAGCTGAGATATCCATTTGTGTATAAATGCACTAGAGTTTTGATTTTTGTTTGGTTCGACATTCCAGAGATAATATTCTGCACCTTTGATTTCTTTTCCTTGGACATATGTCTTAAATTCACATTTACTTACAGCGTTTGCAATAATGTTTACAGTAGACCAAAATGCCATCTCCCGGATATGTATTTCAGATGCATATTGTTCTATGGTGGCGCTTAAATCGTCACCACTAAGTGGTACGGATTTGCCACTTAATCTATTTGCTAACCAGCTTATTAATCCCAATTTATCACCACCTTTCTATATTGATATTACAGGCAAATCATCATAAACGCTTGTATTTTCTTCAAGCCATTCCTCAATAATAAATGAGTGTACTCCGGCCATAAATGGATCTGTCTTTCTACTCTTGCCCTCGATTTTGGCATAATAATAGTTGCCAGTGTCAGCACCTTGCTTCTTGCCACTCGCAACTAATTTTGTATTGTTTGTTGCCCATCTAAATAGCGGATTATCTCCTACTATAAGATTTTGATTTATAAAAACACTATCAATTACAGGCACAATTTTCATGATGTCGGACGGTCGTACTAGGTATAAGTTTTTATGGTCCTTACCAAAACCTATATCTTTTAATGCTTTGCTTAGTAGTGCATATCTATAACTATCAACTGCAATCCCTTTTATATCATAGTATTGCATTTGCTCGAAAATGTAGTTAGTGATTATTAACGGATTAATCTCAACATCGTCAACCAATGTTAAAATCCCTTCATTCGCCCAATCTCTCCACGGTATTTTTAATCTCTTTAAATCTGATGATTGCAAGCATAACCATGAATGAGATATTTTATAACGGATATCACCGTCTTTAAAATGTAAATCTACGCTTGCTAAGTCATTTATCTTCGTATAGTCAATGCCAACTACACATTGTCTGCCTTTTAAATCAGGCATAGGCTTGTTGGTTGCTTCGATATTTTTCCACTCTGTTACTGCAATGTCGGCATTTGACTTTGGCCAATTCATTCTTTTTGTATAGAAATCTCTTTCGATGGATGGGGTATATTTCATTTTGATAAACTCGGCATCCATAATCTTTTTTAATTCTGGTAGATATTTAAGTGAT